CCGGAAGGCGATTTTGACCGCTCATTCTCTGATGAAGTTCTCGAAGATATCGCAGCCCAGCTTCGCAAAGGAGGCAACCAGTGAGCGGAAAAAGAATGACTAACAGAGAGCTTGTCGATGCCGCTATTAAGCTTGCTGGTGATTTTTATTCAATGATGGGGTACACGCATCGCCAAGGCTTCAAATATTGGGAGTCTCCTCACCCGCAAGAGCAACAGGTATTTCAAATGGCCTGCCGTGCTTTTGAGGTTATTCGCGGTTCTGATGTAATGGACGCAGTTGCCGACTTGGAGGATGAAGAGTGAGCGAAATTGACTATCAGGCACTGCGTGAAAAGGCAGAAAAAGCAACGTGGGGAGGCTGGGACTCATATAAACCACACCGTGGCGCACGTGGTTATGAGGTCCGACTAAGTAGTCAGGCCATTGCGCAACACGTTCTGAAAAACAACGCTGAATTTATTGCTGCCTTTAATCCAAAGGTTGCTTTGGCACTACTTGATGAAAGGGAAAGAAACCAGCAATACATCAAACGCCGCGACCAGGAGAACGAGGATATTGCGCTTACGGTTGGGAGGCTGCGCGTTGAGCTGGAAGGCAAAGACAGCAAAATAGCCAATCTTACCGCCGAACGCGATGCTCTTCGTGAAGGTGAGATGGGCGACGCTAGGCATAGCAACACACGGGCCGCAGCTGATATCTACTTCCAACTGGTCGAGGAATGCGAAATTCCTGCTGGCGGATCTCTGGTCGAGTACGTTGACGATATGCGCGAGAAGCTGGAAGCCGCAGAGAAGCGCATTGCAGAACTGGAAAGCACGGGAAATAAAACCAGCCAAAGGTGAAGTTCTTGTCGTTGTTTCTGGTTTTACTGGTTGCGGAAAAAGCGCCATTGCCGGGGAAATAGAAATCGCGATGAAGGCTATTGGTGTACCGGTTAAGTGGACTAATGGCGATGCAGAAAAGCGCATGACTGGCGCTGACTGGCTGACTGCGATTGAGATGTACAAACCAACTGTGCGCATCGTGGAAGTTAATGTGCCACGCGCCGCTGGAATTCGCACCAAAGGAGATGCAGGAGAGCAAAGCGATGAAAAACCGTAAAGCAAAGATTCTGTTAGTTCGTAGAAACGCTCCTGGCGTCTGGCAGTGGGTGAGACTCAGCAACCGACGGATGGGGTTGATGAAATATTACGGGATGATGGATTGTGGTTTTTGCAAAAAGCCCAGCGCGGCGCAAAACCGCTGGAAAAACCACTTGCGCACTAAAGGAGAGTGATATGGCTATCGCTGCAAGTTACACCATGCATCTCTATTGTGATTGCCTCCAGTGTACAGATGGCAAATATAAGTCGCCAGACTTCGGTGAGTATATAGGTACGTCATGGGCTGGCTGTGCAAAAGAGGCGCGCAAGGATGGCTGGCGAATAAGCAAAGACAAAACGCGTGCTTTTGCGCCCGGGCATAAAGTTTTGAGGATTAACAAATGACCACTTTAACCGACAAAGAACTGATTAAAGAAATCAAAGAGCGCATAGGTAGCCTGGATGTGAGAGACAATATTGAGCGCCGTGCTTATGAAATTGCTCTGGCATCACTGGAGGCAGAGCCAGTGGCAAAAATTATAGCTCACTACCCATTAGGAATTGACGTAGGCAAACAAAAGTTCGTACAGGCCATTGGAGAGCTTCCTGACTTTGGAGGACATCTATTCGCCGCTCCACCCGTTCCAGTAGTACCGGAAGAAAAACCAATGCCTAATCCTCTTAGCATGTACGCGGTTGATGCTGTTGCCGCTATTGCAGAGGTAAGAGGCTGGAACGCCTGCCGCGCCGCCATGCTTCAGTCCGGAAACTTTCGGGAAAACAAGAATTCGTCAACCAATAATTTTCGGGAAATCGCGTAAACGTCAACCAACTATCCGGTAATTCCTAGTGAGGTGTTGTCCGCAATCTTGAAGGTTGCCAAGATTCGTGCCGATTTCGATGATTTTGACGGTGACAGGCGAGGTATCGGTGATTGTCTGGATGAGGCTGAGCAAGAGCTTATCGTTACCATTAACAAATATGCCAGTCAGTTGGCAGCAGAACCTATAGCGCCTAATGACGTTCGAGAGCAGACAGCCATTCCGCAAGTTCCGGTAACTCCGGATAGTTGGATAAGCTGTAGTGAGCGAATGCCAGAAATGGGAGAGCGACAATGCTATGTGTTAGCTGCTGACTTTAAAAACAACTACCCACCAAGCATCCCCAACACTCAGGTCGGCGTATATGGCGACTGGTTTAATGATGGCAAGCCCACTTGGGATGACGGTGGTGGCGAAGACCTGTATCTCAAGGAGGTAACCCACTGGATGCCGCTGCCAGAACCGCCGCAGGAGGTTAACCGTGGCTAACCTTCAACTTGCCGTCAAAGGTGAATAACAATCCTCGCACTCGCGGGGATTTCTTTTATGTGAAAAGGACAAAAGCATGATTAACAATATTGCAAATCAGTCTTCGTTTCCGGCTGCAACAATCGACAGCCAGATGCTGTTGAAAATGGTTAACGAGGTGCGGAAATTATGTAGCGAAAAGCCCGTTCGCAATAATGATTTCATTGCCAGAGTTAAGGATGAGCTTGAAGGAGAGACCTACGAAATTTTCGTAGGTCAGAAAAACGGCGCAGAAATAGAAGTTATAACAATGACTTTCAAGCAAGCCCTCCGCGTCGCCGCACGTGAGTCGAAGGCCGTTCGTCGTTCGCTGGTCGATAAACTGGAATCAATGCAACAGCAGTTGCAACAAAAAACGACCACGAAGAAATCACCGGATGGCCTTGAAGAATTCCGTAAGGCACGCGCATTGAAAATGACCGTCGACACAATGAAGGACCTCTTCGACTTCCTTCCTAACCTTGCACCGGAAGCTAAACAGGTCGTTGCCGCCAGTCTGGTTAATCCCGTCGTCGGCTTTAATGCAATCCCTCTCCCGATTATTGATGAACATTACTACTCTGCATCGGAGGTGGGCACCATGCTTGGTATTTCAGCCAACAAGGTAGGACGCATTGCCAACACCTACATGCTCAAAACGGAAAAGTACGGGAAGTGGTTCATCGACAAATCGGCGCACAGTGACAAGCAGGTTGAAACATTTCGGTACAACGAGGCTGGAGTGCACAAGATCGAGGATCTCATCGAAGGAGAACGAAAGGCTGCATGATTTGACAAGATAGTTTCCCCCAAATATGGGGAAAAGCCCGAATGGCGCGACTTACAGCAGGATAAAGGCTACATGATTTGACAAATCCGCCAGAGCTATCGCATACTGACCGCACTAGAAAACAAACAGCGGTCATCCGCACCCGATAGCTTTGCGGCTTTTTTATGCCTGCAATCTGGCATAGTCACATCCGTACAAAGGTCGGGTGGAGAGGCGTAATACAACACCCGAAAGGGGAATATGCCCGGAGCTACTGTTTGTGCTCTAGTTGACACCCGATCACCAGCTACTAACTGGTTTTCGTAACTAAAAACAAACAGGAGGTCATCATGACCAGTCAACTCATCCCCGTATTCAACGGCACTATCGACAACGAAACAGCCCTACTCTGCAATGCCCGCGATCTGCATGCTTTTTTAGGCGTGAAAAAAGTGTTTGCGGCATGGATTACAAATCGCATTTCAGAATACGAATTCATTGAAAATCAAGACTATATTTTGCTTTCCAATTTGGGAAAGCAAACATCTGGTAGAGGCGGTCACAACCGCAAGGATTACCACCTCACCCTCGACACAGCCAAAGAGCTTGCGATGGTTGAACGTAACGAAAAAGGCCGCCAGATACGCCGATACTTCATCGAGTGCGAAAAGAAACTTCGCAGCATGCAACCAGCGCAGCAATTCACAGACGAGGAAATCATCCTCCTCTGCTACATGCAGGTACAGATGGAGAATGCACAGGACATCTGCAAACGCCTGTACCCGATAATGAAGGAACTTAACTCATCATACGCGAGTAAGCTGTATGACATTGCGTTTGAAACCTTCTATGCGGTGACGAAAAACAGAGATGTACTGCTCAGGGAGGCGACACGACTTGACCAGGCAAGCGCCGTTTTCGAACGGGCAAGACCAATGTTGAAAAGCCTTCGGGCGAGACAATTCGAATTTTAATCATCAAAGGAGCTTCGGCTCCTTTTTTGTTGGAGAAAAATCAACCACTACTCGTTCCCTTGCGAGTAATTGCGGAGACTTTGCGATGTACTTGACACT